AGACATTTTAAGAACCGAGGTTATCGTAACTTTGCAATCACTAGGTTTGATAAAGCATTGAATAGATTGTCTCCTACAGAAAAGGAATTAGGAGGTATGCCTAACTCCTCTGAGGATATAAAACAAATGCACGCTTCAGCGATAGAGGCTTATATTGATAAATATGTAGGTATGAATCACGAGACAGAGGAATATGGTAGTATGCCTTTTAATTTAACTCTTGATGATTGGATGAAGTTCGATATAAACAACCGAACAAAGTACGATGCCTCTATTAGTTCAGGATTAGCAATTATGGCTGTAAATAGAAGATTGTATTCTACTCAGCACGAATCAAAACCTATCACTGTAAATATAAAGAGATACAACAATAGATAAATAACAGATGAACGGAGTAAAAAAACAAAATGGAATATCCATAACATTCAAAGGATTCCCTAATCAGAATCAGCCTTTTGAGGTTCAAAAGACAAGTGATTATGGATTGCAAGTTGGACAAGCTATTGGATATGAGTGGTTTAAGCGACAAGGGACTAGCTGTAAATTCTTTGACAATCGTACTGAGTTCCATAGGAGAAGATTATATGCTAATGGACTTCAAGGAATTTCTAAGTACAAGAACTATATGGCAACCAATGGAGATTTGTCATACCTTAATTTAGATTGGAGTATCATTCCTATTATCCCTAAGTTTTGCGATATAATATCAAATGGTATGTCTAATAGAGATTACGCTGTAAAAGCTTTCTCAATAGACCCTGTATCTACCGATAATAGAATATCGTACAGACAAAAGATAAAGGATGAGATGGATAGCCAAGAGTTTATCCAAGCAGCGAAAGAGGGAGCTGGAATTGATTTATCTACTATGTCTCCTGAAAAACTACCTGCTTCAGAGCAAGAGTTAGATTTACACATGCAGTTAGACTACAAGCCTTCCATTGAAATATCTACTGAGTTAGCTATACAAGCAGTGCTAGAGGAGAATAGATTCTCGTCTGTAATTAAGAATAGATACGAGAGAGATATTGTAGAGATAGGTGTAGGTGCTATGAAGCATAGATACACACATACAGACGGAATTAAGGTAGAGTATGTAGATCCTGCAAATTTAGTATGGTCCTATACAGAAGACCCTTATTTTCAAGATTGTTTTTATTTTGGAGAATACAAGAATACAAATCTTACAGAGGTATTTAAAGAGTACCCTAATTTAACTACAGAGGAAAAGGATAGATTAGAGGGGATAGGTTCGTCTTGGAACAACTATTACGATATAGACGCAACCGGACATAATGAAGATACTGCTGACGGTAAGATAGGGTTGCTGTATTTCAATTATAAGACCTCTAGAGAGAAGATTTGGAAGAAGAAGACTAATAGTCAAGGAGGTTCTAAAATAATCCCTAAAAACAGCGATTTCGTATATAAAGGAAATGGAGATGTTGACTTTGAAAAACTAACAAAAGTAGAGGAAGTTTGGTTCGAGGGAGTATTAGTGTTAGGTACTAATATTTTATTGCAATGGGAGTTATGTAAGAATATGGTTAAGAGCAAGTCTAATCTAAATAAAGCTCTATCAAACTATGTAATTTGCGCTCCTAAAATGTATAAAGGATATATAGATTCTACGGTATCTAAGATGATTCCTTTCGCTGATGACATTCAAATGTCTTGGTTAAAGCTACAGCAAGTAAAACAAAGGGTTGTGCCTGATGGTCAATACTTAGATGTAGATGGATTAGCTGATATATCTCTAGGGAATGGAGGTGCTTATACGGTTGATGATGCTTTGAATATGTATTTCCAAACCGGTACAGTATTAGGTCGCTCTTCTTCTGTAGGTGGGGAGTTTAATAATGCTAAAGTTCCGATTCAAGAGATTAGGCATTCATCCGGTTCAGATAAAATACAATCATTATGGGAGTCTATTAAGATTTCATTAGATATGATAGCTTCTGTTACTGGTATAAATCAAGCTGTAGATGGAAGTAATCCTGATAAAGACGCTTTAGTTGGCTTACAGAAAATGGCTGCTTACAATTCAAATGTAGCTACAAGGCACATGCTTAATGGTAGTGTTCAAATGATGAATGCTATGGCATCTTGTATCGCAATTAGAATATCAGATGTTTTAGAGTTCTCTGAGACTAAAGAGGATTTAATTCGTAAGATAGGTAGAACAAGTGTAATAAACCTTGACGAAATTAAGGAATTATACCTACATGACTTTGCTATAAACATAGAGTTAGCACCTGACGAAGAGGAGAGAGCTAAATTAGAGCAAGACATTACATTTGAGATACAGTCCGGTGGTTTAGGTGTAGAGGATAAATACGCTATATTAAACATCAAGAATATTAAACTAGCATCTAACTTCTTGTCTCTAAGAAAGAAGAAGAGAGCAGAGGAGATGTCTAAGAGAAAGCAAGAGGAGATTCAAGCTCAAACTCAAGGAAATATGCAGTCAGCTCAAGCTTCAGCAGAATCTAAAGCTCAGTTAATTCAAATGGAGGGGCAGTCTAAAGCTCAAGTAGAAACCGCTAGAATCGAGGGAGAGATAAGAAAAATGCAGATGGAGGTAGAGTTGAAGAAAGAATTAATGCAGATTGAGTTTGATTACAATATGCAGTTAAGAGGTATTGAGGTAGAGAATAAGAAGAAGATTGAGATGGATAAAGAAGACCGCAAAGACAACCGAACTAAGCTACAAGCTACACAGCAAAGTAAGATGGTAGAGCAAAGAAAAACGGATGCTCCTGCAATTAACTTCGAGTCTGAAGAGGATAGTATGGATGGATTTGATTTTTCCGGTTTTGAGCCTAGATAAAGCACCTGTAAAAGTGTAGTAATTTTCACTAATTTTGTAAAATAAATTCTAATTAAATTGAAGTAGTATGTTTAAAATGAAACTAGAGGGGCAGGAAGAATTTCACGAACCTAACGTAGATAACCAAGAGACTGTAAACGAAGAGTTGGTTAATGACTCTTCAGATTCTAAAGAAGTTGCAGTTGAGGTCCAAGAAGAGGTAGCAGATGGCACTGGTGTGGTTAATCAAGAAGAAGTCACACCTACTGCCTCTGAAGTAGAGATTAACGAGGAGAGAGTATCTGAGTATCTAAAGAACAATCCTGATTTACTAAATAAACTAAAACCTTCTAACGAAGTTGATTTAGATGAAGATGTAAAGAAGTATTTAGAGTTCAAGAAAGAAACCGGTAGAGGATACTCTGATTTCTTAGAATACAACCAGGAAGCGTCTGACTTAGGAGAGGAGTTATTGGTTAAGAGAATGCTTAGAGCTTCTAATCCGGACCTAACCGAAGAAGAGTTAGATGATGAGTTCTTAGATATTTTTGGATATGACGAAGACCTTGACGATGAGAAAGACATCAAGAAAAAGCAAAGAGAATATAAAAAAGCAATTTCAGAGGCTACTGATATTTTCAATAAAGAGAAGGAGAAATACAAAGTACCATTATTGGTTAATGATGAGAACGTACCTGAAGATTATAAGAAAGCAAAGGTAGATTATGATACAATGAAGTCTGATAAAGAGGCTTACGAAAAAGCGATTGAACAACAAACAAACGACTTTTTAGGAAAGACTGAAGCATTCTTCTCAAACGATTTCAAAGGTTTTGAATTTCAGATAGGGGAAGAGAGTTTAGTGCATAAGCCTAATAGTACAGAGGAAGTTAAGAAAACGCAGTCTAGCATCGCTAATTTTTTCCAAAAGTTTTTAGGCGATGACGGAACATTGAAAGATGTAGGTGGATACCACAAGGCACTTTATGTAGCTATGAATTACGAAAGCATTTTAAAGAATGTGTATGAAACAGCGAAATCAAAGGCTATTGAGGAAGAGGTTAAGAACTCTAAGAATATAGATATGGGTATTAGACCATCTCAATCCACACTTAAAACGAATGGAATGACAATGAAAATAGTTCAGTAAACAATAAATAAAACAAGTAAAATATGCCATTAAATGCAAGCCCAGCAGTAAAATTAACACCTTCTGCTACAAAGGAAATTTTAGCATCAAACTATTATGATGCTACAAACTTAAATCTTTCAAATCAATATCTTCCTGAATTACAAGCAGGAGAGTTTGCAAGATACGGTAATCAATCATTGAAAGGATTCTTAGAGAAAATGTCTCAAGAAGTGCCTATTCAATCGGATTTGATTAAATGGAGTGAAGAAGGTCGTTTAAGACCAGTAGGATTAGGAGTAACTCGTGTTGCTGATGTATTCACATTGACTGCACACCCTTTCCGTAAGAATGATACTGTAATCCTTTACGGTACTACAAACTTTAAAGAGTACAAAGGTATCGTAACAGCTACTACAGCTAATACATTTACAGTTGCATCTACTTTAGCAGCAGGTTTTGGTACAGCAGGTTCAGGAGGTTTAGATGCTTCTTGTAGTGTATTCACTTACGCTAATGAGTACAGAAAAGGAACTAATGGTCGTGAAGAGTCTTTAGAGGCGCAACCTGAAATCTTCAGCAACAAACCAATTATCATCAAAGAGAAAGATTCTGTTAATGGATCTGATATGGCTCAAATTGGATGGATTGAAGTTCAAGGAGAAAATGGTAATGGATTCTTATGGTACTTAAAATCAAGAGCGCAATCTCGTCAACGTTTTGATGACTACCTAGAGATGGCTATGGTTGAAGGTACTGCATTCGAGGCAGGTTCAGCAGCAGCTACAGCAGGATTTACAGGTACAGAGGGTCTTTTTGAAGCCGCAGGTAAAGGAAACGTATTCAACGGATTGGTAGATACTATCGCTGAGGTTGATGAGATTTTAGCTCGTCTTAACAAGCAAGGTGCTATCTCTGAATACTTGATGTTTAATACATTCACTCAAGATAGAGCTATCGACACTATGTTGGCAGGCTTGAACTCTTATGGTGTAGGTGGTACTTCTTGGGGAGCTTTCAACAACTCTGAGGATATGGCTTTAAAATTAGGATTCACAGGATTCAAATTGGCAGGTTATGAAATCTACAAAAACCAATGGAGATACTTAGATGATGCTACTGCTCGTGGTTTATTCGTAGGTACTGCTCAAGTAAACGGAATCTTATGTCCTTCTGGAACTAAAACGGTTTACGATAACGTAATGGGAGCTAATGCTACACTTCCATTCTTACACGTTAAATACCGTAAGTCTGCTACAGAAGATAGACGTTACAAAGTATGGGCTACAGGTTCAGCAGGAGGAGCGCAAACATCTGATTTAGATGCTAATGAGTTACATTTATTGTCGGAAAGAGCGCTATGTGTATATTCAAGAAATAACTTTGTTATGTTAAAAGCATAGATAATTTAAACATTAAACTAAAAAGAGAGGTATTTAGCCTCTCTTTTTTTATTCCTTAAACCTAAAAGTAGTTTTATTCTTATTCTTTCCATTTAGCTTTTGAGACAACCATGTTCTGCATTTACCTACAGATTCCGCAGCGTCTTTAATCGAGAAAAAAACTTCTCCTGTTTCTGTATTTACAACTCTTTTACTTATAAGCCTCCAATTATGAAGGTTTATACTACACAATAAATTTCTCCACATAGTTATAATATTTCGTTTAATTTTTCAAAATCTATAAAATTTATTTCTTTAGCTTGTTCAAAAGTTATATTTAATGTTTTTACAGATGTACCTTTTTCATATAGTATATCTATTGTTTGAGTTTCTAATTTTATTTTTAAATCTCTTACTTTTATTCCGCTTTTTAAAATTTTCATATTACTCGTTTGCTTTTCTAATTAAATAATCAAATAACCAAATAACTTTTGGTCTTATAAATTCATAAGCTAGCCAAATTAAAATGTATTTCATAACTGTTTTATTTTATATCAGAAATCCTTAATCCTTTTACATAAGAATAGTAATTAATTGCTTTCCCTTGATTATCAAAATTATCCCAAAACCAATCGAAAATCATCCCTTTAGGAGCATCTAATTCTAAATCTACTCTAATATCCTCAAACGATAAAAAAGCGTCTGAGAAGCAGTTAATCCCTCCCTTTATATCTCCTATCCAACCTTCAGCATAAACCTCTTGTTTTTCACAAAATAAATCAGTGTATAAATCAATACAGTTATCTAGTCTTTCTTTTATTTCTGAAATAGAAATGTTAATTGATTTTGGTTTTGTTTTCATAATTTTGTTTTATAAGTTAATATTAGTGGTGCAGACAAGATTCGAACTTGTATTGTTGTTACATCATTCGCATTCATTAGCGAATATCGTCTACCATTTCCGACACTGCACCATTTTCACTGTACTATCTGAGTCAAGTGAATGCTGTTCAGAGGGACGGACTCGAACCGTATAAGCAACCTTTTTAAAGGACTCGGACACCATTTCCTTATTACGCCCACCTCCGACCTTTACAAGAGATGTTCTAAGTGCTAGCAAGACAAATAGACTGGGACACATTGTAAATTTATTTTTTTAGATTGTAATTATATTCCGGATAACAAGCTCTAAAAACATCTATATGGTAAAGATTTTGAAATCCATACCTAGGAGATTCTGCTTTTTTAATTAAATACCCTAACTCTGTACTAACCTCTTTTAGTTTTCTCCAATTAAACTTCTTTTCATGGACTTTGTTGTGTTTAGCTACTTTTAAGATAGACACCCATTCAAGTAGATTATCCAGTACTGTGTTTAGATTCTCTGTTTTAGCTTCTAACAATTCAATTTGCTCTTGTTGTTGTAGAGCTAATATCAAAGCTTCTTTTAGGGTTTTAGGAGCTTTAGATTGTAATTGCTTCTCACATTCTATAAAGTAAGCCCTAGCTTGCTTTCCTTTATCAGTACGCTGAATCATAGAGATTTCTTTCGCCATACTAAAAGACACTGCGTAATTCATAACCTCTTGATTAGCAAGGGTGTTAAACTCTTTACACCCTATATAATCTTCGTTTTCAATAAAGCCATACTGCAATTGTCTCTCGAACCAAGTGGAAAATCTTTCTGTACTCTCTAAAAATTTATGCAACTCTCTTGCACTTACTACTTGCTTGCCATTCTCTTCTGTAACCTTAATTAATTCGTTCATGTTTTTTTATTTTAAAAAGAGAAAACCTCTAACAATGCACTACTACTGTTAAAGGTTTCTCTGTTACACTAAATAAATAGCGTTAAACTTTTGATGTCTGTAGTGCTTCGACAAGTACAAATATAAGGATTAATATTTGATTTTGGGTTAAATTCTACAAAAAAAGTCTTTTAATCTGCAATTAACTTGATTCTATACTTTTTG